CGATACGCACCGGCTACGAGCATTACGGGCTGCAGGCGGACGTGGAGTTCGTCACACTGGAGATGGAGCGGCGGAACTGGCGGTTCCCGATCATTAAGCTCGGCGGGCAGATGCCTAAGAACGATCGGATACGTCGGACCATCCCGCTGTTTGAGCAGGGGCGGTTCTGGTTGCCGCGGCGGTTGCTGTACGTCGACCGGGAACGGCGGTCCCGCGACCTGATCAACGAGTTCGTGCATGACGAATACCTGGCGTTCCCCGTGGCCGAACACGATGACATGCTCGACTGTTTGGCGCGGATCATGGAGGTGGATCTTAAAGCACGGTTTCCGGCGCCGCAACCGCCCGAAAATGAAACACGCGCCGTATCTATGACAACCTCTCGTTACAAAGTGGTGTGAGCATATGTGCTTCTCAAGTAAGCCGAGTATTCCGAAACCGCCGCCGCCGCCGGAGCCGCTGAAGGACGCGGACACAACCGTGTCGAACGCACGTTCCCGGCAAAAGCGTCTGGCTGCCGCGGCTGGTGGGCTCGGGAACACGGTTAAGACCTCGCCGCTCGGCACGGTTCCGCCGCCGCCTGGTGGTAAAACGCTGCTCGGAGAATAGATGGACGCGGACACCAAAACCATTTCCATCCTGACCCAGCGGCTCGCACAGCTCAAGAAGCAACGCTCGTCCTGGGTTGATACCTGGACGGACCTGCGTGACAACCTGCTGCCGTACCACGGGCGTCCGCTCGGCAGCGGGGGTGCATCGACGTACAACGACGGCCAACGCCATGACACGTCTATTTATGATGGCTTGCCGTTGCGTGCGATGGGGATTGCAGGTGCTGGATTGATGTCGGGCCTGACCTCCCCAAGCAGACCTTGGTTCGCATTGACCGTCGAAGACCCGGACCTCGCCGATGACTATGAGGTACGTGAGTGGCTGTCAGCAGTGCAGGCGCGGATGATGGCGACCTACGCCCGGAGTAACATTTACAACTGCCTGCATCACTTGTACCTGGAATTGATCGCGTTTGGCGGTGGCGCAGTAGCGGTGTATGAGGAATTCGACAAGGTTCTGCGCGGCCGTGCCTACACCGTCGGCGAGTACTGGCTCGGGCTCGGTGCTGACGGACTTGTGGATACGATCTACCGGCAGTACACCATGACTACACGGCAGTTGATGACCGTTTTCGGTGAGGATAAATGCAGCGATGTGGTACGCCAGGCGATGCGCGACAATCAGCCGGACACGCCTATCAGCGTACTCAACGCTATTGAGCCTAATGATGACCGGATCGATCTGGGCATCGAATTCGAGTGGCGCAGCGTGTATTGGGAGGCGGATAGGACCGACGGCATTCTCGGCACGGGCGGGTTCGAAATGTGCCCGGTTCTTGCGCCGCGCTGGCATGTCAGTAGCGCCGATACCTACGGGCATGGTCCTGGGCATGACGTGCTTGGTGATGCCAAGTGTCTGCAAAAGATATCCGAGCAGGTGCTCGTTGCCTTGGACAAGACGATTGAACCGCCGATGGTTGCACCGGGGACTATGAAGGCGGCGATGCTCAACACCATCCCGGGTGGTATTACCTACTCCGACGATCTTAAGGACGCGTTGCGCCCGCTGTATCAAGTCAATTTCAACCTTGCAGATGCTCAAGCTAAGATTGTGGACTTGCGCAGTGCTGTGCGCCAGGGGCTGTATAACGATCTGTTCCTAATGCTCATCGACGTGGACGCCGGAAAGATGACTGCAACCGAAGTAGCGGCACGTCAGCAGGAAAAACTGATCATGCTCGGGCCGGTCCTGGAGCGGCTGCACAATGAGCTGCTGGAACCGCTGATCGACCGAACGTTCAGCATCCTGCTGCGCGCCGGGTTGCTGCCGGAGGCGCCGGACGTCATTCAGGGCACTGATCTCAAGGTCGATTTCATTTCTCCTCTGGCGCTCGCGCAGCGTGCGGCCGGGCTGCAATCCATATCGACGCTTGTGCAGTTTGCCGGGCAGGTTGCTCAGGCAAAGCCGGACGTACTTGACAAGATCAATTTTGATGAGGCCATCGACGTGATGGCCGAGTCTTTGGGCACTCCCCCGCGGTTGCTGAATGATGACAGACAGGTGCAGGCATTGCGGCAGGCGCGCACACAGCAGGAACAAGCGATGCAGATGGGGCAGGCTGCTCAGGTTGCTGCGGAGACCGCGAAGGACGCGTCCGGCGTAGACCTGGAGTCCGATAACATCGTAAGCCGTATGGTCGGGCAGGGCGGGGCGGCACAGAATGGCTGACCGGCGGAAACCTATTGCCAACGAAGCCGAGAAAGAGCGGGAGATAGGGCTTGCCGACTTACGAACGGTTATGGGTACGGCGGCCGGGCGCCGGGTTGTGTGGCGCTGGCTGGCGCACGCACGGGTGTTTGCGCCCTGTTTCACCGGCAGCAGTGAGACGTTTTACCGCGAGGGCCGCCGCGAGTTCGGCTTGCGCATGTTCCACGAAGTTCTTGAGGCGTGCCCGGATCTCTACTCGCAGGCGGTGAGAGAGCTGAAGGCGCGGGAATCAGCAACAGGAGATGGTTGAAATGGCAGAAGCAGTAGTAACATCGGTAGTCGAAGCGGAACCTGGGACCGTGCTGGCTGCCGGTGCCAGTGACAAGGACGCTTCCGTCCTCGCGGACGGTGTTCCCGCGGTCGATCCGAATGCTGATCCGAATGCAGTTGTCGATCCGAATGCGGATCCCGATGCTGCCGCTGCCGTCGCTGCCGCCGCTGCCGCCGCCGCCGATAAGGATAAGACCGATGCCGGCGCCCCGGAGAAATACGAGTTCGCCGCTCCCGAAGGCGTCACACTCGACGCTGCGTTGGTCGAGAAGTTTGAGCCCATCGCTCGCGAACTCGATCTGTCGCAGGAACAGGCGCAGAAGTTCGTCGGCATGTATTCCGAGCATATTGCCGCGCTCAACGGCCAGGCGCAGACCGAGTTGGTTACCAAACGCGCCGAATGGGCAGCTGAATTCCGGAAGGCCGGCGACTGGAAAGAACAGGCTGGATTGGCGCGTCGCGCCATCAACAATCTGGCAGACGAAGACACGCAACGGTTGTTCCTGGGCTCCTGGCTCGGGGATCACCCTGGGATCCTAAAGCTCCTGGCAAGTGCCGGGAAGCTGATCAGCGAAGATCGCGGTAAGCCGGGCGGCTCCACCTCACCGGCAGCGAAGAGTGCGGCGGACATTATGTATCCGTCGCTGGCAAAGAAGTAACAACGAGTAGGAGTACAACGACATGAGTACCATTGGAACCAGTTCCGTCACACTCCTGGACTTCCAGCGTCGGCTCGATCCGGATGACCGGATTGCTCCGGTGATCGAAGTCCTCGCGGAGAGCAACGAAGTCCTCCAGGACATGCTCTGGCTGGAAGGCAACCTGCCCACGGGCCACAAGACAACCGTGCGTACCGGCCTGCCATCCGGAACCTGGCGTCTGCTGAACTATGGTGTCCAGCCCACCAAGTCGCAGACCGCGCAGATCACCGACAACTGCGGGATGCTGGAAGCATACGCGGAGGTGGATAAGTCCCTGGCGATGCTGAACGGGAATACCGCGGCTTGGCGGTTGAGCGAAGACAAAGCGTTCCTCGAAGGCATGAACCAAGACCTCCTGGATGCGCTGATGTACGGTGACACGACCAGTGATCCGGAGAAGTTCACCGGATTCGGGCCGCGTTACGCCACTCCGTCAGCGACCGTGACTGACTCCGGTTACAACATGCTCGCCGGCGGCAGTTCCGATACGGACAATACGAGCATTTGGCTCGTCGCGTGGGGAGACAATACCGTTCACGGTATCTATCCCAAGGGCAGTAAGGCCGGTCTCATGCAGGAAGACCTCGGTGAGGTGACCCTGCTTGACACGAACTCCGGTCGCTACCAGGGCTATCGGACGCACTACAAGTGGGACTGCGGTCTCACCGTGCGCGATTGGCGTTACGTCGTTCGCATCTGCAATATCGACGTGAGCGCGTTGGTTGCCGAGTCCTCGGCGGCCGACCTTGTCAAGCTCATGGTCAAAGCCATCGAGCGTCTGCCCAACCTCAATGTCGGGCGGCCGTCCTTCCTCGTCAACCGCACGGTGCATACGATGCTCCGCATCCAGGCACTGTCCAAGGCGCAGTACAGCCTCGGTTTCGATGAGATCGGTGGTCACAAGGTGCTGACGTTCTCCGGTATCCCGGTGCGTCGGTGCGATGCGATCACCGATGCGGAGGCACTCGTCTCCGGTACGTTCGGCACTCCGTGATCGAGGTGATGACGGTCCCCTGACGGGCAACCTGACGGGGACTTGCCCCAAGAGAGTAGAGAAACCGTAAATAGAGAGAGGACAGATCATGTACTTGGACAAGCAACTTCAGATGGGGGAAGAGCAGAGTGTGATCGCGAGTGCGGATGCTCTGATTCCCACGACCTACAGCATCGACACGACTGTGGCGGGGAACGGGATCCCGAATCTCCAGTTGGAGATTCTGCTCACCACGACCTTCCTGGCATCCGCTGGCGCGGCGAACGTGACGTTCTTCCTGGAGACGCACACTGCCGATGACTTCACCGCGCACCGGACAGTGCTGTGGAAGAGTGCGGCAATCGCCAAGGCGACTCTTGTTGCCGGCTACGTCATCAAGGTTCCGGTCCCGATTGGCATGCTGCGCTACCTGAGCGTGGTTGCCGTTCCGGATACACATGACCTGACGGCTGGCGCGATGTCCTGCTACCTCGTCAAAGAGAGCGATCACGCGATCTAAGTCGGGGCAACCGGACTGATTGACAACTCCTGACCTCGTCAGTAATGGCGGGGTCGGGAGTCATCCACAACCGGCAATTTGGAGGCATTCTCAATGCTGTACCGCTACCTCTGCACCAAAGACTTCTATTCGGACATTGAGTACCTCGGTGGGACTGCGACACTCACATCCACAGGCGTTGCCGCCGATGGCACGACTTACACGACCCTGCCTGCTGTCGCGCACGGGTTCTCTGCAGGTGATCTGATCCTGATTTCCGGAACCACTGCTTACGACAAGGTGTGGACACTCGATTCAAATACCGCTGCCGACCTCCTCGGACTCGCAACGACCTACATCGCTGAGACGATTGCCACTGCTTACGCTCGCACGATCCAAAAGGCCGCGCGTTCTCGGTTCTACAAGAAGGGACTGTTCTACGACTTTCCCAACATCCAGTACTTCGCTGAGTTCACGCTTCAGAGTGGTACGCCACTACTGGAACCGTTGAACGAACCACTCCTGCTCGATCTGCAAGGCACGGTCAAGATGCCGCGATCCGTGTTCGCCACTCTGTGGGTGCCGGCCCAGGCCATTGCTCTGGCTGCGGCAGGCGACGATCCTGCGCGGCAAGCAGTGTACGGCTATCTGACGTTCGTCAAGGATTCGACGGACTTTATCTACCTTTCGGTGCGCCTGCCGCGCGGGACCAAGTCGGGGCCGCGAGTCCGTTTCAAGGTCATGTACATCCCTGTTGCCAATACCGGCGGCACGGCGCGTCTGACCCTGTCTTACGGACGTGTGCGTGATTCTCTGGCGATTCCAAGCTTGACTGCGATTGCGTTGACCGAGACCGTTGCCGAAAATCTCTACGCGCATGAAGCGGATCTGGGTGAGGTGCATCTGTCTACCTGTGCTGCCGATGACGTGCTCTTGCTCAAGTTTCAGCGCACGACGAACGGTGGAACGTACACGTTCGACAACTCCATCAACCTCGTCGGCATCGAGGTCGCGGTCGAACAGGATGCACTCGGTAGTGGACTGAGTGACGGTCGCTGACGTTTCGCGTAAGGAGGTCTACCTGTGTCACTGGCAGCTATCGACATTGCCAACGAAGCGCTTCTCCGGCTCGGGGAAGCCACGATTTCCGCGGGCACCGCAGTGACCCCGAATGCTGCTGCAGTCGTTGACAACAGCGACGGTACCGTCACACTCCCGGCAACGGCTCACGGAATCTCCGCGGGAAGGCTGGTGGGCATTACGGGTACCACCAACTACGATGGCGAGTACATCCTCGATTCGGCTACGGCGGCTAACACGATTGTGGTCACAGCTACCTACACGGCTGAAGACCTGACATCCGCGGCGCGCGTGACACCGTTGTTTGATACGACTCCAAACGGGGTGGTCTGCGAGCGCATGTACCGAAACCTGCGCCGTCGGATGCTCTCGGCGTTTCCGTGGGGTTTCGCGGTCGGTGAAGAGGACTTGACCGAGGATACAGACCAAGAAGATGCACGCTGGACCTATGCGTTCGATCTGCCCGCCGACTACCTGCGCGCTATCGACATCAACGGTGATGAGACTGCCGAGTTCGAAGTACTGCGCGCACATCTGTTCTGCGATGCCGATGAGGTGGCGTTGCGCTACCTGGCGAGTGCCGATGATCCTGCCGACTGGCCGGCATGGTTCCGGCACGCCCTGGTTCTCCAGTTTGCCGCGGACCTGGCTATGCCGGTTACCGGGAGCGCAGATATTCTGACTGCTATGATCACGCTCGCGGGGGAAGCGCTGCGCGAGGCAAAGACCGCCGATGCGTCCGAAAACCGGGGGGCGGTGGCCGTAACGCGGACAATAGCCGATTCGAGGTGGTAACCGATGCCCGCAGCCATTACCCGCCCGAGCTTTGCCGCCGGCGAAGTATCACCGGCCTTCTACGGCAGAGTTGACGTTGCCAAGTATGCGTCGGGTCTCCGGTCCTGCCGAAACATGGTTGTTCAACCGCAGGGGGGCGTATCCCGTCGCAGAGGCACCTATTATCTCGGGGCGGTCCAGGGCCCGGGAAGGTTGATTCGCTTTCGGTTCTCGGCCAGCATCGAGTATATGCTGGTCTTCACTGACTACCGTATGGAGATTATCACAACCGAAGGTGCATTCGTCGGCAACTATGTCGATTTGGTCAATGCCGATCGCTGGACATGGGCTTCCACCACTTATGGCGGCAATCCCGCTTACTACCTGACCACACAAGGCGGCACGGATCCGGAGTTGACCGAGCCGACCACTGTTAAGTATGCCAGCACCTCGATCACGAAGATATTCGGCGACTATGACACGCTCGGCTTCGACACGATCTATGTCATGGAATCCGAGGTCGGCAGTGTCGATCCGGACACGCTGAGCATCGGGGCAATTACAGGTTACTGGGCATCTCCGGCAACCTTGCAGGTTACTACACCGTATGCCGTAGCTGACCTTCCGTTGCTCAAGTACTGCCAGAGTGCGGACACGATGTTCCTGACGCATCCGGACTATCCACCGTACAAGCTCGAACGTTATTCCCCTTACACCTGGCTCTTCACGCAGTTGACGTTTGTGTCTCCTGCTGCACCGCCCGTCGGGCTCACGGCGACACTGCAGGGCACAGCCGGTGCGACTACAAGGACAATGGCCTATGCGGTCACTTCGGTCAATGCCGAAGGTGATGAGAGCCTGCTCGGCGAACAGGTCAACTGCGTTGTCAACCAACCGTGGGACTCGGGCGAGTGGGTTGACCTGGCCTGGAACGCGGTAACGGCTGCCGAAGAGTATCGCGTATACAAGAACTCCCGCGGTGTCTGGGGGCAGATCGCCGCCATTGTTTCGGGGCTTAGCAACGCACCTGCAAACGGTGGGACGCCGGTCAGCGGTGGCGACTACAGCACGTATGTGAAGGCCAAAGCTTTCGATGCGGATATCGACTCGCAGTGGATCGCAAGTCAGTCAGGTGTCGGAGCGAGCGGTGTAGCCTATATCGGTCTGGATTACGGCGCCGGCGTCACTGAAACGGTCACAGGCTTCCGCATCCGGCAGCATCGTTATTACGGGACCGGCAGCGTCAAACTGGAGCATAGTCCCGACGGAACGACATGGACAACTCTGGAAACGTTTTCCCTCCTGGCTACGGACGACTGGCAGGAATTCACGATCACGGTGGCTTCGGCCGTAAGGCGGTATTGGCGGCTGCTGTGCAACGCTACGCCGGACTTCAGTTGTTGGCAGGTTGCGGAACTGCGGTTCTGTGTGTCCGGGACATCGACTGCGTTCGAAGATGACAACATCAGCCCGAATACGTCCGTGGGGCCACCGCAACAGGTCGAACTGTTCGAAGCCGCCTCCGATTACCCGGGCACGTGCAGCATCCACCAGCAACGTCTCTGGCTGGCGCGTACCGACAATCAGCCGGCGACTGTTTGGGCCAGTCGTACCGGGAGCTTCCAGAACTTCGGGTTGTCCCTGCCGTTGCGTGCCGACGACAGCATTGAGGCAACCATTGCGGCGCTCCAGGTCGATGAGATTCGGGCCATAGTTCCCTTGCGCGAGCTGATCGTGTTCACGGCCGGTTCGGTCTGGAGCGTGACGGCGGGCGGGGAGCTGGCCGCATTGACGCCGACTTCAATCAGCATGATTCCACAGACCTACGTCGGCGCGAATCACATGCCGCCGCTGACCATCGGGAATTCTGTTCTGTACGTGGTCCGTAATGCCGATGAGGTGCGGGATCTTCATTACGATATTGCTGCCGACGCTCAGACGGGCGCGAACATGAGCATCCTCGCCGGACATCTGTTCACATCCGACCTGACCGGCTGGACGCACACGGCCACACCGGATGGCATTGTCTGGTGCGTTCGAGACGATGGTGTGCTCCTGGGCTTCACATTCCTCGCCGAGCATGACGTGTACGCATGGCATCGGCACGATCTGGGCGCCGGCACCTCGGGCGCAACCGGGGCGGCTATGACTGCGTCGGTCGAAGCGGTCGGCTCGATGGACCCTAACGGGCATCGGGAGGATTACTTCCTGGCCAAGCGCACGCTCCCGGATGCGAGCACGGTTTATTATGTTGAGTTCGTGTCATGGGTCTGGGCCTATCAGGATTCGGTATTCCTGGATTCGTTCGTGCTGGCCGCGAACGCTGTCGGTGGACAGACGCTCGCCGGCCTCGATCACCTCGAAGGCATGGTCGTAACGGCGGTGCTGACCAGTGACGGCAGCGTCGAAACGCATACGGTCACAGGCGGGGAAATCACCATCACCGGAACGCATGGTGGCGCCTATGTCCATGTCGGCTTGCCGTTCACGTCTTATGTGGAAACGCTCGACCTGGAACTTGACCCGACCGTTCAGGGCAAGCGCAAGAAGATCCACGCGGTTAACCTGAAGCTCAAAGAGACCCGTGCCGTGGAACTCGGGCAGGCAGTCGATGCGATGTCGAGCATTTACCTTGGCACCGGTGAAGTCGGCGCGGTCGGCAGTTACAAGGACGGTGACCAAAGGTTGCCGGTGCCGCCTGCTTGGAATACACACGGCCGCCTCTGCATCGGTACGACTACGCCGCATGCGCTGACCATTCTGGCTATTACTCCGGAGGTGAGTGTTGGGAAGTAACGCACACGTTGTTCTGGTTCCTGTGATGCGTAATGACATTCGGCGTGTTGCTTCACGCTTGCGCGATGCCGACCGGAATGAACTGGTTGCGGCAAGCGGCTTGGCGCCGGTCCTGGCACTGGCGCGGAGCGTGCGGCTTCGCGGCGAAGCATGGACGATCATGGTGGACGGCCGTGCTGAAGGTGCGTGCGGTGTTGCCAGGGCAGGCTCACAGTTGGCCTCTGTCGGTGTGCCCTGGTTCGTGGCAACCGACGTGTTGATTCGCAAGTGCCGGCGCCAGTTGCTGCGGAAACCGCGATTGATCCTGAAAAGCTGGCTGCGCGAGTACAATGAGCTGGTCAATTACGTCGATGTGCGGCACACAGCCGCCGTGCACTGGCTTGAGCATATCGGGGCGACCCTCGATGAGCCGGAGCCCTACGGACCGTTCAAGATGCCGTTCCGGCGTTTTGTATTCGACGGAGACAGTCATGTGTGAACCGATTACGATGACGGCGATTACCACTGCGATTGCGAGTGCAGCCTCGGCAACGGCCGGTGCTGTCGGCACAGTCGTCGGGACTGGCGCTGTCGGCGCTGGCATGGGGCTTAACGCTGTCGGAATGACGACGCTCGGGGGTGCGCTTACGGCCGGTGGCGGTGCAATTGGCGGGATAGGCGGCGGCACGGCCGTGGCAGGTGGCGCGGCCAGTGCGTTCTCGTTGGGCGGATTGTTCGGCGAACTCGGGACATTGGGATCATTGGCCGGTGGCGTAGGCGGTGCGGTGCAGGCGAAGCAGGCGGCTGACTTTCAAGCTGACATGGCCGGGAACAACGCGTTGATCGCAGAGTACCAGGCGGCAAACGCCGCGCACCGCGGCGAGATTGAACGAAACCTGATCCGGCGTCAGTTGGCGCAGGCCATAGGCGCAGGGCGCACAACCTACGCTGCGGGCAATGTGCAGCTCGGCAGCGGCTCACCTGCCGCGTGGGAATCGAACTCCGCGGGGCTCGCAGCCGAAGATATCGCGATGAGCGAGTACAACCAGGCCGTGGAACAGTGGGGCTATGGCGTCCAGGGCTCGAATGCGCGCACAACGTCGAAGCTCTACAAACGTCAGGGGCGTAATGTGCTTGGCGCGGGGCTGGTCAATACCGGAAGCTCGCTGCTGGCCGGGTTCGGTGAACTGAAGATGGCGAAAGGGTAGGACAGCGATGCCGACAGTACCGACCTATCAGCGGCAGATCGGCCCGGCGGCGGTTCCCGGTGTGACGCAGAACATACAGATGCCCGCAAACCCGCTTCCCGGTGCGCTCGCGCAGGCAGGCGCCACGGCAACTGGTGTCGGCACTGCGCTGATGCGTCAGGTTCGCGTTAAACAGGCCGAAGATGATACCTATGCTGCGCAGACGGCGTATGCCGGTGCACAGGAAGCGTTGACGCGCTGGCAGGCCGGCGAGCTGCCGAAGCTGCGCGGCCTCGATGCGTCAACCCGGGCCGTTCAGGCGGCAGAGGGCACGCTTGCGGCGACGTATGACGGCGCTGTGCGAAGCCTGTCTCCGGATGCAAAGAAGCGGTTCGACGTGCATTGGGGCGGACTGCGAACGCGCGTGATCGGCGCGGCGGCCGGGCACGCGGCACGCGAACATGACGCAGCAGCGGAAAACGCGTACAAGGCACTGCGCGTTACGGCAGTTGAAGCAGCAGCCGGCGCCGAAACGGAGGAGGAGATTCAGAGCGCGCTTGCGCCGTTCCTCGCGTCTATGGGCGACCGCTTGCGTGGGCAGGCTCCGGAAGTCGTGGAATCTGAAATGGACACGCTTCAGTCGGACATCGGCACGGCCCGGTTGAACCGTGTGCTTACCGACATGGCCGCCGATCAGGATGAGGCAACGGTCGCAAAGCGCCGGGTGCATGCTCTCGAAGTGCTCGGGGAATACGGCAGTGTGCTCGGCTCTGACGCGGTGGACGCGTGGACACAGCGCATCGAGGGGCGCGCATCGTCGAAGACGGCCGCCATCGAACAAGCGCGTAACGAGTATTGGGATGACCAGATCAACCGCGGCCTGCTGAAGATGCAGCAGATCGGGGACGGCATGAGCCCGCGAGAGCGCGAGTTCAATACCGACATGATCATCGGGCAACTTGAAGCGACTCCGGACATGCCGCCGGAATATCAGCTCAAGGTCCAGCGGATTCGTTCTCTGTGGCTCAAAGAAACTGAACAGATGGTAAGCGAAGAGGGCCGGCGCCGGCAGGATGCGCGCACACACCTGGGTGATACACGGCTGCTCGATCTACGGCTGCGCTTTGCTGCCGGCCATGAGACTTCCGACAGCTACCGGCGTAAGCTCACGGAGCTGGCTGAAGACGAAACGGTCGGCACGCTGGGGGTACGCGGAAAGGTCGCGGGAGAAATCGAGCAGATCGTCGGTGGCAAGGTGTCGGAACTCGACCGGGCAACCGCAACCGCGATGAACGGCCTCGCTGACATGAACTACTTCCTGAATCGCCACCTGGAGCGGGGCTCCGGCAACAACATGATTGACCGCACTGAAGACGTGTGGCAAGCGCAGATCGATGCAGTCAGCAAGAATCTCGCGAAGGGCGGCAAGGAGGCGGAACAGGCCATTGCCGACATGGACGCATTGGTCGAGCAGCGGCGTGAGGCCGACGTGCTGTTCGTCGAGGCTGAGCGGTTCCGCCAAGACTGGCTGCGGAAGAACGCAAAGCGCACCGATGTGTCGCCGAAAGAGTTCGAGGCGGCGTTGCGCCTGCACCTGGCAAGTGATAAGGCCGCCGCGCTGAAGGTCCGGTCTGCGACGGCGATGAGAGGTGTAGCGGACGGCATGGGGTTGCCGTTCACCCGTACCGTTTTAGCGCTCCCCCGCGCGGTTTATCGTGCCGTAGAGCGAGTGAGGACGCAACAGTGAGCGTGTTCGATCAAGAGAGTGTTGCTTCGGGGTTGCTTGGGACCGGCAGCGGGTTTGTGAACCCGAATGTCCTGCCGCCGCCGGAAGGCTTCGACGCACTGGCCGTCCAGCCAGGAAGCGGGAGCCTGGCGTTTCCGTCCGGCACCATGCCGTCCGGCCCGATTGATCACGGCAAGGCGCTGAATCTGATCCTCGGTGATTTCTTCGGACCCGATCCCTATGGCGTGCTTGAAGACGAAGCCAACGCGTCCGACGATCCCGTGCAGTTCAAGCGTCACCGGGCGATGGAGCACTTCCTTGCCTCGCGGTTTGCCGAGCCTATTGAAGCGGTGCAGGGCGATTTCGACCTGTACCTGCGCGAGTGGTTCGGCCCGGATCGCTCCGAAGCGGACGCCTATCGCAGCATGCTCTCGCTGACGGGGCATGAGGAAGACCCGTTTGTTCCGCGCGTGCCGAAGGAGCCGGAAGGCCCGTCGTTCGGCGCACGGTTGCCCGGCATACTCGCCGGTAACGTCCGCAAGGCCGGCGACGTCGTGCGCACGGTTGCCGGCGCTGTCGTCGGCGAGGACGCGACCCAGGAGATTCCCGCGCTTGCTGTGCAGACGGTCGCCGGTGCCGTCAAGGACATCTACAAGATGGGCGGCGGGTTGAGCCCGGAAGAGGTCGAGCGGCGCAACGAATGGGACCGGCAGGGCAAGCCGGTCTCCTACCGCGGCCACAAGAACTTTCTTCGTGGCGCGATGGGCACGGTGGCAAGCGCGTTGATCAGTCAACCTCAGTACGCGCTGTACGCGCTCGGGTTCAACCAGGCGGCGGCACGGCTTACGGAACTGGCCGGAGAAGCAAACAGACAATTTGGGCCGTTGCCGGTGACCGCACGGGGGGTCCGCGAAAAGAGCGGGACATGGGAATACTACGTGAGCCAAGAGTTCTGGACCAGCACCATGCCACAGACGGGAACAAGTATGGCCGTGTTCCTGGGGGAACTGTGGGCGTTCGCCGGTATAGCCCAAGCGTTCGGAGTCGCATCGCCGATGCTTCAGTACACGATGGGCGCAGTGGCCAGCTCTACGCTTGAAAGCGCGTGGAACGCGGGCCAGACCATGACGGACATAACCGGGGGCGGTGGCGTGCGTCTGACAGACGCACAGGATGAAGCGCTGTGCGCGGTCGAGGCGCTGCCGGAAGACATGCAGGGGTTCATTCTGAACGCAGCCGGGATGAGTGCGGCTATCGGCTACCGTAAGGCGCTCAGTGCGACGCATGACGAACGGCTGGCGCGCGATGGGGCCGACAAAGTGTTCTGGACCACGCTGCCGATGAATATTGCGTTTGACCTTCTGAGCGCTGGCGCGGGCGTGGCGGGCGTGAGGGGTTGGAAGGCCGGGTTCCGCGCGTCGGGCGTGCTGAGTGCATCGGCTGCAGGCTACTTCCAGGCTGAACAGGAGCTTAAACAGGATACCATCCAGAACGACGCGCTTCCGGCTGTGGTTGCCGGACGTGCTATTTCCCTCGGCTTATTGCCTACCGACACGGTGCGCGCGTTGCTTCCCGGGGGCGATCCGGAAGCGCGTGACACGGCCGTCGCTACACTGCTGCTGGGCGGGAAAAGCGCGATAGTAGGCTCGGCGTTCGACGCGGCGAACGCCAAACATCTTGCCGACCTCGAATCGCACCAAAAACGGTACATGGGCACACTGAAGCAGGCCGCCGACGCGGGCTCGGTAGTGGCGCGGGCTCAGTACGAAGCTCTGTCGCGGCCGGTGCCCGGCAACGACAAGAGCACAGCCCGCAGTCTGGGCGTGTACTTCAATCGCCTGCGCGACATGGCCGCACGCCGGTTCGTCGGCATCACGGCGGACGTGGCCGCAGCGGACACAGCGGACGATGTGGGCGCCATTGATCCGGACGGTGTAACGGCCGATGAAATCGCCGCGATGGCCGATGAGATCGAAACGCAAATGGAGGAGGATCGGCAGTGGTTCGACGAACACCCGGCGGTTGAGGAGGACGCGGCAGGCGTCGAGACGGCAGAACCGCCGGTTGTCGATGATGCTGCAGTCGCGCCGGTTTCCGCCGAACCGGATACCGCGGAATCGGCAGCCGATACCGCAGCTGAGCCCGGCCCTGTCGAGCAGGTGCGCAGCGTCCTTGCTGTCCTTGAGTCGCTGAACCCGGCGGCCCGGAAGATGCGCGTTATCTCGGAAGCCGAGATTCCTGCCGCCTACAAGGCCCGGCTCCAGGAGGGGCAGCACATCCGCGGTTATCTCGACACGGCAACCGGCGAACAGGTGATTGTCGGGGACGCCATTCAGGGCGACGTGGTCCGGTACGTTGTGGGCAAGTGGGCGCACGAGCAGAGCCACGCAGGCCTCAGCGGACTCTTCGGCGCCGACACGGCCGGGCGCGATGCGTTCCTCGACTGGGTGCAGCGGTCCATTGACCCGGAAGCGTTGGCGGGGTTGATCGACAAGACCGGTATGACTGCAGACGAGACTCGCGCGGATCCGCAAAAGGCAATGCGCGTATCGGCTGAAGAATACCTGGCGCGCCTGGCTGAGAAGGTAGCGACCGACGGGCCGCAGGCGCTGAACGCGAAGCAGTCCGGCATATGGGGTGCCGTGAAAGGCGCGATCGGGAAGCTGCTGCGCACCCTCGCGCAGAAGGCCGGTGTGCCGCTGACGCTGACCGACGCGGACCTTGAGGAAATCGCGGTATCCATGCTACGCGCGGCCGGTGTCGAACGCACACCACAACTGGCAGAACCGCAGACGGGCGCGGAACCGCCGCCTATTCCGGCATCGGCGCCCGCCCAACATGCGGCATTCACCCCGTCTAACCAGCTTCAACTTGCCCGCGATGCGGTGCGCAAGCTCTATCTCACCCCGTCCGATCGACGTGAACTGAAGGACGCCGGTATCAACCTTTCTCCGCGCTACGTCACCGGCAACTCCGCACACGGCATGAATTGGGATCAGGCCGGACAGCTTATCGCCCGCGAGTATCCGGGGCTCGGGCTGAGTGAGGACAATACCGACATTGCCGAAGTTGCACGGCTGTTCGTCGGCAAGGCCGCGGACTTCGAGGTGCCGGACACGTCGGGGCAGCCGGGCGTGGTCGAAGCACGCGAGCTTGCCGTAGGTGACGCATTCACGGGGCCGGACGGCGAGGAAGAGATTGTTGTCGAGAAGCGCGCCGACGGGAGCATTGTCACCGCCGACGGCATTGTGCGGCAGCATGACGGCAGTGCCATTGTCGCAGCGGAAGAGGAAGTTGGCCGGGCTACGGCCGACGAAATGGACGATGCCGAAGAGATGGTCGCACGACACGAAGCGGATGCGGGGGGAGTTACCCGCTTCGACATCGGGGACGATCGGACCTTTTCCGAAGCCGAGATTGCCGCAGTCTTCAAAAGCGCCGTCAAAAACATGGGGCTGACCAAAGATATTCGCGAAGCCGGCTATGTCCTGCCGGACGGCCGAATGCTGGACTTCAGCGGAAAACGTGACGGCGGGGATAGCGGCGTGCGCTACATGGATCACCGCGAGATCGACTATGACGGCGCGGAGGGCTACAACGAGCCGATGGTCAAGTTTCTGCGTATGGGTGCTCTTCGTATTGATGCCAACCTGGGCATGGTCAGCGCCGAAGCGCCATTGTCCAGCAAGCAACGCCAGGCCGCGGAGCTTGTGCTCGCAGACGGCGGTTGGGTGGACGGCGAGCGGAAGGACATGAAGCGCTACTACGTTGAGGTCGTAGACGGCAGTAAGGCCAGGCGCGCGCTTGGTGAGCTTCAGCGGTTCCTCAAGGGGGAAGATGTAGAGTCGCATACACTGTTCAGCATCGACGCCGACGCGCAAGGCACCTTTGCCGGGCTCCTGGGTGACGTAGGGCTGAAGCGCCTTGAACAGTACGCCGCGGGTGTGCTCGACATGCCGAAGCTCCCGGACTGGGCCAAGGCGAAAGCGCGCAACACCATTGCCAAGGCGCGGTCCGGTGCGATCACGGATCCGCAGGCGGCCTATGACGACCTGACGCGCACGCTGAACGCGGCGGCGAAGATGGCCGACCGCACGCCAAGCCGCGGCGTTCAGCAGCAAGGCGACCTGTTCGGGGGCACGGGACCGGGGCAGGGGACGCTGTTCAGCATCGAGGACGATGCACGCCGCCTGGTTGGTTCCATGCGATACGCGCGCGGCTCGACCATGGCGCGCAGTGCGGCAGCAGAGTTCCTGAACAAGCCGCTGCACAATCGGGAGACGGGCATCGTGGCAACAGTGTCGGGGAGTTCCCTGGGCAAGATGCTGAGTCGGAGCGCTGTCGATCAGTCCATATCTCCGCAGGCGCACATGCAGGCCGTGGCCAATCTGGACCGACTGTTTCCGGTGGCGATTCCGCGTTTAACACGTTCTGATCGCAATAATGACCCGACAGTGAAGGCGTTGCACCATTTCAGTGTGCCGATGCCCTTCGACAGCGACGTACTGCACGTCAAGATTATGGCCAAGGAGTTCAGGCAGTCAGGGCAAGGGACCAGGCTGTACCTGGTGCAGGCGGTAGAAATAGTGAAGCCCGCTTCATGGTTAAAGGTGCAGCCGACCTCGTCAGAGACCACGCCGGGCTACGATCCGCTAGCGGGCTTCAATGGGAAGATACAGCAATTCACGGACGCTGTCAAGGCGGCAATGGAAACGCAGGCTGGTGACGACATCCGGTTCGACATCGGAGACGCTGAAGCCAGCGCCCCGCCGTCTGTCGGCGCACGTGAGCGCGTGGTAGCGCTGGTACTCGCCGAACGCGACTTGCACGCACGGCCGCTCGGTGTGCGCGCTGTCGGCAACCGTCTGGAAGCGCTTGGGCTCCCGCGCACCTCAGCCGCCGCGGTCATGGACGAAGCGAAGGCGATAGCCGACGGGTTCCGCGCCGAGCGTGCCGACGTGGCGCGGGACGAAGACATTCTCGATGCACTGCTCACGAAGGAACTGCGGACAGCCTTTACCAGCGGGATGGACACGGCCGCCGACACGGGCGCGGCACAGCAACGGCAGATAGAAAACGCGTATCGGCAAATTGAGATGTGGAAGCGCAAGCGCGTGCAAGCACTGGCCGCCTCACGCCCGGGGTTGTCGGATGCCGAACTCGCAGCGGCCGGACAGAGCAACCTGTCTCAGCGCATGGCCGACGTGGTCGATACCTGGGTACCGCCGGGAAAGAAGGCGCATGCACCGCAAGCCGAAGAGGCACAACCGGAGAAAAACGCGAAGCACGACGCGGCCGATGCAGACGAGTTCGACGCGGCCACGCTCGATGCCGCGGAGCACGCCGAAGAGGACGTAGCGCTGGCACCGTTGCCCGCGGAACTGCCGAGCGACCCGGTGGACCTGGCGGCGCTGAAGCAGACGATTGCGGAACGTGCAGCGGCGAAGCTTACCGCCGAAGGCTACAAGGTCCGCGGCAACGGCAACACGGATCCGGTATTGCGCAAGGAGATCGCGGTCACCTGGGCGCGGTTGCTGCGCGGTGCTGCCTGGGAACACGTGCCACACGGAGCACAGCGGGAATGGATCGTCGATGCTCTGCGAAGACTCGAACTTCAGCCGCCGACGGTCGCCGGCGCCGGCCGGCGCGTGTCGCAACTCGCCTATTGGCTGAGTCGTGCCGCAATAAAGGCGGACGCCGACGTCATTGTCAAACGCATTGACAAACTCTTGAAGCTGAAGCGCGTGAAGAGCAAGGGCAGCACACGCACTGAACTGATCAAGCGCGAGATCGAGCCCGCGGCCAAGGCATGGTTGCGGCTGGTCAAGTCCGTGTACAAGGTGGGCGAAGTCAAGAGCAAGGAACTGCTCGACACCCTGCGCGCGCTCGATGAACAATGGGATCTCGGGCAGATCGACGCCGACACACTGCGCGAACGGCTCGGACTGATTTCCGGCGGGCTCGCGACCGATCCGGTGTATCTCGCGATGGACCCGGCGGACGCGATAGACGAGGCCATGCGCGCACTTGCGAAGTACGGCGCCATCCGGCACCGGTCTCCGGCGGACATCCGGCAGGCACTCGATGAGCTGCAGCGTGACTATGACGAGGGTGTCGCGGCGATTGCCGAAGCACGTCAGCGCCGACGCGACCGAATGGGACCGATCCGCGAAACGATTGCGGCGGCCGTACGCACAGCACCCCTGGTCGGTCGCCAGGACGGTTTGAAAGCGGGGCTGAAAAAGCTGGCACGCGGCAACTATGACTTCTATCAAGGGATGCGTGATCTTGTACGTTTCGCCAAGGGCGACCTGCACGAAGATGCAGTTGACGCGATCATGAACCTGTCGATGCAGATTCAGGAGTCACACGATGCCTACCACGCCTATGTAGGGCGAACGCGTGAGGCCATTGCCGCCGCTGTTAAAGAGATATACGGGCACTGGGACGTTGAGAAAGTGCTGAAGGATCTGGAAAAGCCGCTGGCAACGTTACAGCAGTTCTCGCGCAATCCCGAAGGCCGCGTGCAACTGTCGCACTCGAACCTGCTGGCGATAATCGCGATGCTCGATCAGGAGCACTTTGCGCGCAACGCAGAGAAGTTCGACCGCGCCGGAACATACCTGGCCGACCTGAAGGCGGCGGTTTCCGAGCAAGATCTGAAGTTCCTGGACTGGCTGCGTGAGTCCTATCACGACAACCGCCCGGAGATTTCCGCCAAGAGCGTGGACGTAAACGGTGTCCCCGTCGTCTCCCCGGACGCGCTCTATCATCCGGGCAAGGTAGCACGCGAAGCGGCGGGGCTCGCCGAGTTCCATTACACCCTGCAACTCGCGCCGGAAACCTTCGAACAACGGCGCCGGCACAACTGGGATCTTGACGAAACCGCCAGTGTTGTCGGACTGTACCATCTGTATGCCGACCGGAACGCGCGGTTCCTCAGTCACGTCGATCTTGCGCAGGATATGCGCTATGTGTTCGGGCATCCGGACACGCGTCGCGCGATCGAATCGCGCATCGGCAAAAAGGGCGCAGCACAGTTGCTGGAATACATCACAAAAGTCGTGCGCGGCCGCAACTTCGACAAGGGCACCGCAGGCCATGAAGTGCATTCAAGGGTGCGCGGCATCAGCACGCTTACAGTAATGAGTGGCAATGTCGGCTCCGGCATCCGCCAACTCTGCGCAGTCGGCGGTGTGCCTATGGCGGCCGGCGCAATGAACAGCGCGAAAGCGGTTGCATGGCAGATTGCGCACCCCAAGCGCTGGCGGCAGATCGTCAACGAGATGAAAAAGAACCCATCATTCCGCCAGTGGGCAACGCGCGGCTACCTCGAAGCTGTGGACAACGCTATGCACGGAACAGATCCGCTGACGCGGTTCCTGCAGCTCGGCATGGTCGTGCAGTCGGCAGGCATCCAGGGCGCGACGTTTCTTGTTGTGCCGGGCCTGTACGAGGCGCGCAAGAAAGACCTCATCGGGCAGGGGCTCACGCCTGAGCATGCCGCCGAAAGAGCGATGACCTGGGCGAACTGGCTGGTGCATCATACGCAGGGCAGTGCACAGACAGCAACAACCGCGATTGAGATGCTGAGCAGGGAAGAGGCGGGGAAGTGGATCATGATGTACACCGGTCCGCTGACGCAGTTGTACGGTTGGGAGCAGCGTGCGTTCCGTGAGGTAGCGGCGGGCACACCTGGAGCTAAACGGCAGATCGGCAATGTACTGCTCGCCAATCACGTTGTTATCCCGAGCTTGTATATGCTTGGCATGGCATTGCAGTCGACGGTAGTTGGCAAGTTCCGCGACCGCCCCGACAAAGAAGTAGAACGGCTGCTAAAGCGGTGGGCGGCCATGATGGTACTCGGTCCCGTGGGAGGCGTGTTCCTGCTCGGGCCTGTTATCGAAACCTTCGTAGACATAGGGTTCGGCCAATCATTCGGCGGCGGTGGCATGCCGGTAGTCGAGCAGCTTACGCGCCTCGGCGCTTCCGGTTACAGCCTGATGGAACATACGCTTATCGACTGGGATCCGGTGGAGATGGCGAAGGACTGGAACCGGATTATGAGTCAGGTTTCCGCGCCCTGGCGCGACACGAGCCGGGCAATTGAAAACTGGTCAGACTGAAACACGCGCACCTATTATGAAAGGACTCTCACAATGCCGGACATCATTCATGGACCGCGATTCTACTTTGGTGATTACGTTCCTACGAACGTGAGCGTGTTGGTCACTGCAACAACTCTGCTGGCTGCAGATGCTGCCATCAGACGGGTGCAGCTTACGAATCTCGGGGCATACCCGGTGTACTTCTGCCATCTGAACCAAACGCCACTGGTCAACAAAGGCTTCTACATTGCTCCGAATGGCGGGGTCTTCATCTTCGATGCGGACTGCGCTCCGATAGGCGGCATTTCCGCTATCGCTGACGGTGGAACGAGCATCGTTGCTGTCGGCAGGGGGTAAACCTCGATGATTTGGGCCTCACCAGGCAATACACCTCCGGACATGTTCGATGATGAAGTGCCGCCGCCAAGCAATGACTGTACGACATGTGCCGCGAACTGCGTTGGCGGGGATATCTCTGCAGTGTTCACCACTACCGGGGCTGGCGGCTGTGCCTTCCCGTCCGGACCTTACACCCTGTCCTACATTGCAGGGTGCCAGTGGAAGTTTGATGATGGGGTGTACCGGATCAGCCTTGACTGCGTGGCGAACGCTTGGTATCTCTATGCAGAAATCATCGGCATCAACGGAGTCTACAGGGACTTATCGCCGCAACTGGTTTGCGGGGGGGATCATCCAACTGGGAGCGGCACGCTGACCGGAACCATCGGTGAGCCTTGCGAGGGTCAGACCGGCACATGGAGCTTTGCATGACGTGGTTTGACAGTCAGCATTGTCTGAGCCATACGCATTGCTGGAAATGCCGGGACAAAACTGGTGGTCGCGACTTTCGTCGGCAACTGAAGGAGACGTTCAAGGACGTGCGGAAACAGGACTTTGAATGTCCGCATGGCATAGCGTGGGGTGCGACTCTACCAAGGCGCGCGATGGCACAAACACCGTGCAGTAACTGTCCAGGTCTGTAGTCTGAGTGAAAGGGTCGATCAATGGTAGGACATATCTTTGCTTTCCCAAGTGGGACCGCCGGGGTGAGCGGGACCGTGGAACTCGACTTCGACTACGAACTGAAGCGCAGTGATGCGGGACGGACGTTTGTCGTTAACAAGGCCAGTTTGGTTACGTTAAGTCTGCTCGCCGGAGCGGCAGAGCATGTCGGGGTAACCTACTACTTCGTGAAAGCTGGTGCTGGCAATGTCATCATCCAATTGCAGAGTGACGATGTCGTGGCTGACTCAAGCGCCAACGGGACCATACAAGACACAACCGCTGCGGATGCCGGGTGGGCAAATCTCACGCTGCGTCTCGTCTCGTTTGCGGCTGGTGTCGGAACGTGGGTGATACTGTCCGGTCATGGGACATGGGAGACAACGTAATATGTGCCGCAAACTGACTGCTTCCTGCCTGGTGATGTCGTTGATCCTACTTGCTGCCGTGACTGCCTGGGGTCAGTCCGTCTATCCGTTCGGGACGACACGACCACGGTTTTCGCACGTCGGCATCGGGTCTGCTCCGGATGCAACCGCGCATATCAAGGTTGCCTACGACGCGGCAGCGTATACCCTGGTGACCCAGGCAGACGGTGCCGGGATGGTCTTCGACTGCACCAGTGACGGGACTGCTTCGTTTACATTCAACGATCCTATAATCGCCGCGATTGCGGGTCTGAGTGGTGACCTCACGCTGGACGATGGGGTGGGTGATAGTCCGTCGCTGATCTTCATTGACGCTGACAACAATACGTTTACGGTTCTCAAGCTGGACGCTGGCGCGGCAACGCTGACGAATGACGAAGGTGCGATCAACCTGCTCCCGAGTGGCGATTCCGACGACTACTTCACCTTCACCACTGCGGCCAATGTTCCCACGATCGGAACGGTCGGCGCGTGCAATCTCAACATCACCGCAGGCGGCGGGGGCATAGGGTTCGCGGACGAGAATCTGAGCACGACGGGGTCCGTGTCCGGCGGGACGCTAACGGATGGCACGGCCAGTATCACCGGGGGAGCGTTGACCGGACTCACCACTCCGCTGACTGCCGCGCAAGGTGGGACGGGGCTGGCGGCCTTGAGTGCCAATGTGGTAACTCTCCTTGGCGCCGCGAACTTCGCTGCCTTCAAAACCTCGCTCTCGTTGAACAACGTCGAGAACACTGCGCTCTCGACCTGGGCCGGGACGTCCAACCTCACTACCCTTGGGGCAATCGCCTCGTGCACGAGCCTCACGAGCGCAGGGACGATCCAGGGCGGAACGCTGACGGACGGCACGGCGTCCCTGACGGCCGGAAGCCTCACCGCTGTGAAGCTCGGTACCCTGACCAGCAACGGGTTCGTCAAGACGTCCGGTGGGGACGGCACACTCTCGGTTGACACGGCGACGTATCAGGCCAGCGACGCAGAACTCTCCGGCATTGCAGGCCTCTCCGGAACGGGCCTCGTCGCCAAGACCGGCGCCGGGACCTTCTCCGAGCGCACCGTGACCGGGACGGCAAACGAGGTGACTGTCACGAACGGGGATGGCGTCAGCGGGAATCCGACGCTCTCGATCCCGGCCGTAGTAGACCTTGGCGGGAAGACTTCAGTCGAGCTACCGAACGCCGCTGATCCTGCTGTCACTGTGGCGGGGCAGTTCGCACAGGACACAACGGACGGAGCATTAATCGGGTATGACGGGACCGCGGAGCGTGTCTACGCTCACCCGGTTGAGCAGTTCAGCTTCACGGTCTACGACGATACGGACTGGGCGAGCGAGGCTGTCCCGGTGTGGACGGCCCCGAAAGACATGGCCATCACGATAACGCAGGTTCACGCCGTCTCGATGGGTACGACCCCGTCGCTTGCCTACAACATCGAAGAGCGGGCCAAGGCGGGTATGGCCTCTGCTGGCACGGACATCTACGCCGCAGACCAAGCGGCTGATGCTACCGGGGAAGACGAGACTTCGTTCAGCAATGCTGGTATTGCCGCCGGGGCGCATCTTGTGTTCACCACTGCCGCCGCTCCCGAGACAGGCACTGTTGATCTGATCCACGTCGTGGTCTACTACACGAGGGACGTGGAATGAGCAACCCCGTCACATATCGGACGCTCCGCACGGTCCAACACCGATACCCCGCCGAGCGTGTGGAGCGTGATCGTTTGTTCAACGTCTTTGTCCTCGGTCTCCCGAGAAGTGGCACCTCTATGATGACCAAGTGCGTCGAACTCCTTGGCGTGAAGATGGCATACACGACTGAGGAGGATGAGGCCCGGAAACGCAGGGACGCCCGATACAAGCGCAGTCTCGGAGCAGACTATCATCCGAACCGGGACGGGTTCTTCGAGATCACCCGCCAGAACCTATGGGATTGCTACACGCGGATCATGCAGACCCCATATTCTGGGTGTAAGATGATTGTGCCCGTGACTCCTGCCGACCCCCGAATGTGGGTGCTCCGTTTCCAGCCCCGGACCCGTGTCATCTTGAACGTGCGCGATGCCGAGTGTGTGCGGCAGAGTCAGCAGGCTTTCTACGGAGGCGACCGGGAGCAGTCGGCAGAAGAGATTCGCAAATGGCTGTCTCGTATACACACGGTCTACCAGCAGCAGGCGAAATGGTTGACGCAGATGGGCGTGAAAGTTGCGACGGTTCCCTACGAGCGCGTCCTTGAAGACCCACGGGGGAGCATGGGGATCATTGCTGAGTTCATCAACGCCCCGAACCCGATTGACGCGGCTGTTGCCAACGTGAAGCGGGATCAGTGTCGGTTTAGCCCAGATACGATTGAGGCGGGAATATGAGTCCACTGCCAGCCGAGTTACAGCCTTCTATCGACAAGCCGATCGAGATGATTCCGATACGGAACAGGCATTCGCGCTGCTACAATCTCGGTGGCCGTAGACGGCGATTCCACTCCAGCCCTGCTGCCCTGCACTTTCAGCGACATGACAGCGAATTATGGGAGCCGGTTGACCTCTCCATCGTGAGTGGATTGATGGAGAAGGCCGACTACAGCTTCCGACTGCTCGATGGCAAGGTGGGGTACTCGGGGATGGACCCCGAGGGACTGCCATTTGAACTTGAGTTGATGGGTGTTAAGTACAAGGAGCCGGTGATTGTCGGCAACAAGGCAGTGTGGGAGAATATTGAGAAGGGCGTGGACTTCGAGATCACGCTTGGCACTCGGGCTATTCGCGTTGTGCGTGTGCTGAAGACTTCCGCAGCGAATCGGGAAGCGGTCTATCGAAGTTACCGTCTGCCCTCCGCTCGTGGTGGCATACTGAATCTCGGGAAGGATCGGAATCGGAAACCTACCGAGTTGAGCATGTCCGACGTGCTGACGGCGCGGCAGAACGAGAGGCTGTTCACGCAAGTTTGGACGGGCCGAGTCAAGCGCATGGACCCTAAGACCCGTCGTCGCGAGTGGTACGACGATCCAGTTTACCCTGTCCGCATCGACCCCACGAGCACCTTCGACCCGACGGCAGGACTCGATGGAAAAGCCCGTTGGTTCTATGCAACGTTCAGTTCGCCGCAGACGGTGCAGAGTTATTGTGGGAACAGTAGCCTCTACGTGACGATTAAGGAATTCACCTCGACCACAGGGGCGCTCGATTTTAAGACTCAAGGATGGTTCGTCTTTCCGATTACAGGGATTTCAAAGGGTGACACGATCAACGATGCGACGCTCAATCTGCGTGCGCAGATAGGGGATAGTGGGACAACCGCCTATTTTGACTGCGAAGACCTTGCGGACCCTGCCGCACCGACGAGTGGTGAGCGTCAGCGTATTGATACGAACTGGGACCCCGAAACGGCAGCCTCCAGCGCCCATAGTTTCACTCAGAACGCCTCATGGCACGATGAGGCGGTGAACGTGAAGACTGCGATTGCGGGGATGGTTGCGGCCTACGGCTACACCGATGCCAACATACTGATTCGAGGATCCAACCAGACCGACCGTAGCGTCAAAATCGCAATGGTAGATCACCCCGACGAAGCGGCTCCCGAGTTGGTGATTGATTACACTGCTGGTGGCGGAGCAACTTCACGACGCAGGATCGTCATTACGGGATGACTCCATGATCGAGGCGACCAAAGGCAAGCTGATCTACAAAGAGACAGGCAATGGCAAAGGGCAAGAAACAAGGTGCGTGTGGCGGGACTCCAAGGCGAGACGGCAGCGGCGGTGGTCGCGGTAATCGCGGCACGCCACGGCAACCGGCCCGACGAAAAGCGAAATGATCCAGCCGCGAACGATAACAGGAGGTGCAGCATGAGAACAAGAATCGGACAAGCCTGGAGTGATCATTGTGGCGGCAACCTTGGGGCGATACTCCTGCTTTTGTGCGTGATGATCTGCTGCCTGCTGGCGGCGGGCTGCAGGACGAAGACACCAACGGTGGCCATCGAGAATCTGGGCGGGTACATCGTCCATAACCATCCAGGATCGGATCCCGTGACTACATGCGGATCCACCGACACGAATGTCGTGGACGTGCCGAAAATCAAGATCGAGCCGGTTGAAACATCCCCAGGCGAGTGGGGCGTGAAGCTGACCGCGAAGGACGACGAGGAGGATTCCATAATCGTCGCCGGCGGGGGCGGTATCATCAACAAATTCGGAACCACGGCCACAGCCAGCCGGGAAATGGACATGAGCAGTGTTATGACCATGCTCCAACGGACCCTGGGTGCCGCCGGTGTTACCGTGCCGACGGGCCAGCGCGAAGGCACGGCCCAGGGGGAAACAACCGTGGACATGCAACAACTCCGCAAGCTGCTGCTCGCTGCCCAGAAGGAGGGGATGCTCGAGGTCCAGCCCGACGCGGCCAAGGGGGCACCTGTCATGCCGCCAAAGGATCCAGTCACCCCATGATGCCCGAGTCAGAACTTCCGCGAGAGGCAGTGGTCGGCTTCTGGCGAGGCCGGTCATTGCTCTCGCGTGTTATTCGCTGGCAGACGCGCTCGCCATATTCTCACGTCGGCTGGCGTTGCCCCGATGGCACGGTGATTGAGGCATGGGCGGGTATGGGTGTGCGCCATGTGGCAAATGCGTCTATCGCGCATACGCCCGGAACCGAGATAGACTGGTTTGATCTTGACGGCTTAACCGAGAGCGCCAGGGATCGCCTTGAGGGGTTCCTAGTGGGGCAGTTGGGATTGCGGTACGACTATCGCAGCGTATTTCGGTTCCTGACTCGGGGCAATCGTCAGGACAATCGGAAGGCTTGGTTCTGCTCTGAACTAATTGCTGCAGCGATGTGTGCTGCTGGCCTTCCGCCGTTGTCGCCGCGAGTGGAGAACTGGCAGATTTCGCCGGCATTACTCTCAATGAGTCCACGCCTGTTCTTGATCGGAAGGATACAAGGATGACGCTCCCGCTTAAACAGCCATGCAGCTATGCGAAGGCGCTTATGTGGATCGTGGGTCTTGCGTCCAGCGTTGGGTTAATCGCCCTCGGCACGATCCACTGGAGTGTAGACAAGCTGGATACCGAAGTTGAAACTCTGGCGGTAGAAGTGCAAGCGCAAGCCGTTGTCGATGCCGACCGCGGGCGCGACGTGATCTGGATTAAAGAATCTCTGACCCGAGTCGAGCTTAAACTGGACCGCATCCCGACTACTCCCGCGCCATAGCTTCTTCGCGTTCCCTTGACCCGCCTATGCCACTCGCAAAATCGCGCCACCTGCAGCCGAAACAGTTAGCATAAGCACCCTTGGGCTTGCCATCCTTGACGTCTGTGCTAACCGGTCCCCGGTTGTCAGCTCAATATCCCACTTCCCGCCGTCGATCCACTGGACCCGTGCAACATGCGCCGCGACCAGCCGACGGCGTACGGCTGCATCGTCGGCCGTCTCCAATAGCCGTCCCAGGTGCGGCAGTTCTTTTGCCGCGGCCTCGGCTATGGCGAAATGGCTCAATGGCCCGTCAGCGGCGTCTACGAGCGCCTGAGAGTGCGTCTGTGTCTCCGCCAGCAGACGGCGTGTGTCCGACAGACGGGTATTCCAGTGCGGTGCGTTGTCGGTGGTCACCAGGCCGTCAAGGAATGCGCGCTCGATGCGTTCGATCTCTCGTGTGTGTGTCCGCTGCTGTTCCCCGAGGGCTCGGAGTTCCGGGTCCGTGCGGATGCGTTCAGCATCGCGCACCTTGCGGATAGCGGCAACTATCCGTGCAATGTCGTCGTCACGATATCGGCAGCCGGCCAGGGCTTCGAGGACCATGGCATCGAGAGCCGGGGCCGATGTACGCGTGGAACATACCGGGGCACTACTGCACTGATAGTAATAGTATTTCTTCCCGCCGCGGCCGTGTGTGCTGTAGGCGGTCATTACCTTGCCGCAGTGACAGCGGACGAGCCCGGCAAGCATGTACGGATAGCTCTGAGCATTCGGTCGCGCCTTGCCTTGCCGGCGTTTGGGAACGCTGGGTTGCACCGAATCCCAGAGAACTCGGGGGATGATTGGCGGATGCTTGCCATCGTAGTCGGTATCGCCGTAACGGATGGTACCGATGTAGATGGGGTTACGCAGGATGTTCCAGAGCTGCTGGCGGGCAAGTCCCATGTCGCGACACAGTGCCGCGGGCGACTCACCGGCGGCGTAGCGCTCGTAGAGGGCGCGTACGGTCTTCGCTTTATCCGGATCGGGCTCGAGGATGTTCTGCCGCTTGCCTGGGCGCCGATAGCCGAATGGGGGAATGCCCCAGGGGATGCCCCCGGCTTCGCAGATCGAGATCATCTTCGCTTTCGTACGCTCTGAGTTGATTTCCCTTTCCCACTGCGCGAACACGAGAATGATATGCAGCATGGCGCGGCCGGTGGGCGATGCCATGTCCAGGTTCTGTGTAACAGAAACAAGACCGCGGCCGGCGTCGCGCAACGAGCGCAAGAGCGGGATTGCATCGGTCAGGGACCGAGACAGCCGGTCAAGGTGGCGCACGATCAGCACATCCCACGGAGCGACGCCTGCAGCCAGATCGGCGAGGATGCGTTGATA